TATCTGGTTCAGAGCCAAATTCTGGAATCCACACACGTAATCTACCGTTTCTTTGGACGTCTGTCGCTTCTTTTATAAATCCTATAAACAACCCAGTCAGCGGCGATGACCGACCCATTGCCTCGCCGGCATCAGATTTCGTTGTTTTTGTTGTTCTGGTTAGTGTATCTGTATACGACATATGTACCTGTTAAAATTATGGTGAAGACTTTTGGGGCAATTGCTGACCTATTCTCTGTGTTGCTGTTAATCCACTATTAGATGGAATATTTGATGTAGATGTTTTTGTTGTAGGACTCACGTGTTTAGTTGTATCTACACCCGGTGGATTACTTGCAGTACCTGCTAATTTTTCTGTTTTTGTAGCAGTTACTGGGATTGCCGGTGGCGCAGGAATACTGGTAGATTGTAAATCTTTATTTGTTGCTTCTAACGTTGATAACAGACGTAAAAACTCAGGTAAAGAACCGAAATCGATCAATGGATCTAAGATAGCTTCTAATTCCTGACTAAATTTGCCATTCTCAAATTTGCTTATTACTCGCGTCATTTTATATATGCCACTAAATGCTTCTGACTCAGTAAATGGGTCTATTGACCCGGTGGTGTCATTAAATATTCTCGGTGTTCTAAAACGAATAACAATAAAATTATCTGTCCCAAGTATATTTACTGTAGCATCATCTCCTGGCGGCACATTCTTTATTTCTGCAATTGCATCAGCGTCAGCCATATTGGATTTATAAACTAAAGAGGTAGCATCCCTGCTAAGACTTCTAGGGAATAGCCAAAAAGGATCTCCCTTAATTGTCATTTTAATACTTTGTAAATCGGCACCTTGTCCGGAATATAGTGCCGCAGCAAACATACTAGAAGTTTTGGCACGACCCGAATCAGCAGCAGGATCAATACCTTTAAAGTTGCCTTCTTGTGGTGCTACCTGAGTGGGAATAGGTCTTAATTTTCCTCTTCCGGAAGCTTCAGCTGTTGATCGAGCACTCTGAGCGGCTGGCGAACTTATATCTACATCAGAAACAAAATTTAGCTTTCCTTGATTACTTTGGGTAGAAGATGCCAGCGAGCTCATTGTTAAAGGCTTATACGGTTTACCTGTCAATGGATCTGTCTGACCTGCAGTTCCTACTGTACCTTTCTGATTTAGGCCACCACCTGCTGCAAGTTCTTTTCCGTATGCTTGTTTCTGGCCAGGTCGACTGTGGTCTAATATGGCAGCATATTTCGCCGCAACCTCAGGACTTACTTTCGTAGCAGCTATCGACTTTTTTGCTTGTGCAATCTTGGCATCGACATTAGTTCCGGGAGGTGAATCATTAATGAATTTTAAAGTATTTCTGATAATTTCACCAGCTTTCTTTTCATTATCTTGATTCTCTTCTTGAGTAATACCCTTTGTGCTGCCAGCGGCACTATCAACATATATGCCGCCGAAACGCGCTGTTGCAGTTGCGAATGCATAATTCATATCTAGATCTAATTTTATAATTTGATCGTTTAATCCCGTAAATATGTAATTATACTTCTTTCTTAAGATTTTTTTCTTAAGATATTCATCTAATCTTTTTTTCATAGCAGGTATTGTATCGGGTGTCTGCCCTGTCTGTGCTGCATCTGCTTGTAGATTACCTAGATCATATTGAACTACATAAATGGTTATTGCATTAGCATTATTCTGTCGCTGGGCATCATACGCAATAGGCTTAGTCTCTGTTACAACTCTCCAGAGCTTTTTCATCTGATCTTTGCTTTCTTGAGGTGTATTAGGTTTTGCGGAAGGCGTCTTAGAATCTTGTACCAATTCCTGGCCCAACGATGTACTGCCCAATAATGAATCAACAATCTTATCAACACTCGTACCTTGTGTAAATGTTGCGGACTTCTTTGAAAGATCGACCCAATCGGATGCTCGTTGAGTATTCTTCTTATAATCTGGATTAACTAGATCTATCTTAGCTAATATCGGATCTACAATAATTTTAAATGTATCAGGTATGCTATAATTGTCAATTAATTGTTCATACGCATCTTCGTTTAATTTCTTTTCTAGGTCCGCCATCGCATCTTTAAATTTTGCTAGATTCTTTAGTGTAACGCTATGTAATAACGAAGAGTATGCATTTGCTTGAGCTTTTTCATCATACAAAACTGCTTCAAATTCGTATCTCGTGCCAACGTGTGTCACATTAATTTTTGACTTAGATATAGTAACAGGCCACACCCACCTCATCTGCCCGATTCCGCCATCTACTCCATTGATAACAGATGCTTCTGTTTCTGGATCGCGACCTCTAAATTCTAATTGTAGATAAAATGGACTAGTCATCCAATTACCTAAACCTAGCGAAATTGTTTCGTAGAATATTTTGTCTAATAAACCTGCACCCGATGGTTCTACAATTTCAAATTTAACATTTGTCATTGTGCCGCAACCACTTTCTACCGATGGGGTGGCGATACACGAGACTTCTACCTTATCTATTGTTAAATCAGACACACCGCTTTCAGCAATAATCGACTGAATAGCAGTATTAAGAACTGTCCCGGATGCAGAAGCAGACATAGGCACCATAAATAATTTCCAATGATATGTATAAACATCATAGTAATCTAATATGTTGGGCGTAAATGCCATACTAATATTATTAATCGGCGATGCCATATTTGCATATGCCGATTGAGAATCTTTTGCCGGATTAAATGTGCTTGCCGGAGCGTTTACAATTTGAGGTGCCTGTGCAGGAGCATATGATGCATTTGTTACTGGCGCTGGGCCGACTTGAGGTGTGCTAGTTGTAAATCCGTGTGCAGTATCAAATGCTGCAGATTCTTTATCATATGTTGCCTTGTCAACAGTTCTGCCATTAAGTGTATAGGTATGTGTGGTGACAGGCGGCGCCATGAAACTTTTCGGTGAATCTACTGGCATATTAATTCTTCAAAATGTTTTTAGGAATATAAATTTCTAATCCGGAAACAAAGTCATTTATAGGATCAATTATAAGATCTGGATTTCTAAGAGAGAATACCCACCATAACTTTGGAGTGCCATATTCTTGTTGGCTTAATAAGTCAGGGCGTTGATCAAATGCCGGCGGTATGACTAAAATCTTATCATAGTCGTTTGCGGCAATAGTTCTTGGCACCCATAGATCTAGATACCAATTTTTAACTGGGGTCAATAGATACTGACTCGTGTCTTTAGAATTGGTTGCCATTAAATGTATCCCTTATTAAGTAATTTACCTTGGCGGAATTTATCTAGATTAAATTCATTTCTCATCTTAATAGGAATATACTGAGTATCCAAATCTAATTGCACCTTTAAGTGTGTTGGTACCCAAGTGAAACCACCGTTATTACCAATCGGAAGATTTACGCCAATATTGCTAGAGAATATTTGATTATTTGCTGTACTAATTGGAATATAATCAATATCTGCCTCGTATGTGTATTCGAAATTCTTAACAATAACAGGGACATTATTAAATTGATAATCACCTAAATAGTTAAATATAAGGGTCGGGGGAGGTGTTCCTGCCTTCTCATACGGGTTAACACCGAAATAAGATTTCGTAACGGACCGGAAGAAACTTATCACCGCCAATAAATATATAGCTTCATCATTTGACTGCGCTGTAAATTCCGCAGAAATACTAATAGGTTTCGGATATGACCTAACATAAGCATTATATCCATAGTTTGAATGAATAAAGCTTGAAGGATCGTACTCTACAACGTTGCCTGTAGCAACAGACGGCGTATAAGGAAAAAGGACACCACGTGTTGACCATAGAGGGAATAAAATATTTGTAGGATCTCGTGGGCCGAGAACCTCTTCATTATCTAATGATTTCGGTTGTAATCGTGCTCGTTGATCTTGATTTGACATTTATATATTCCCTTATCTGCTTATTTATCTTGGTTATAAACAGGTGTGTTAATCACGGAACCCTTGACTCTACGAACTTCTTTTGTTATACTGTACAGAACGCTCTAAAGGAGAAAATATGATCGGTTCTATAGATTTTGAAGAAGAGGAAACACCGGAGGTTATTTCAATATTCCCGGTTAAGAAAGTTAACTACTTAAATAACAAAGATATGTTGAAGGAAATTCACCAGAGTAAGAATTCTTTCTGTGAATATACTGATCAGAAGTATGCTGACTATGATGTTATCATAGATAATGCTCAAGAAGCATTTCTTCCCGAAGTTCAGGAAAAAGCAAAAGCTGCCAGAGCAGCTAGAATTGGATCGGCTGCATTTGCTGTAGCGGTAGCTAACAACACATCTAGGACAGAGAGACCAAAGATGTCCGAATATAAGATTAAACCTGATACAATTAATGTTGATGATTTAGTATATCGTGTTTTAACATTTGAACATATTCCACTTGCACCCGGTAGAAAGAAGAATCCAAAGAGCACAGCAGATAGCCATGTTAAATTAAATTTCTTCCCATTCAAACATTATATTATTGAAAATGGTACTACAAAAGAAGTTGGCCGATCACATTCCAAAGGTGGAAAGTTTAATCTAGAGCGCGGTTCTATTACTAATAAGCTTGCTAAGATGTTTATCCTTATGGTAAACAAATACGGTCAACGTGGCAACTGGCGCGGTTATACATACATTGATGAAATGAAGGGGCAGGCTCTACTTCAATTAGCGCAAATGGGTTTACAGTTTGACGAATCCAAGAGTGATAATCCATTCTCATATTATACACAATCTTTACAGAATAGCTTTACGAGAGTTCTTAACTTAGAAAAGAAAAATCAAGATCTGCGCGATGATTTATTAATCGATAGTGGAGCAAGTCCTAGCTTTACACGTCAGTTAAATATCGAAGCAGATATTAGGCAACTAAGAGAAGAAGCACAGGAAGCGGCCAGAGATGACAACGAATAATGTGATCCAAAGTGATAAATAACATTATACACTTTGGATCGTAATATGTTTATCTATAAAATAACAAATGTCGAAAATAATCTCTGCTATATCGGATTCGATACACATCTCGAACATCTCGAACATAGATGGAAAACACATAAACGGGATTGTCTCACTAAAGATACAAAATTCTATATGGCTCTAAGAAAAGGTCCAGATAAATTCCGATACGAGATCATTGATCATTCTGACAGAATTATCGATTTAGCATTTAAAGAGATTTACTGGATAGATGAGTATAATTCATACAAGAAGGGCTATAATTCTACCCGTGGCGGTGACGGTATAGGACAAGATTTATCGCAATTTACAGAAGATGAGATTAACCAGTTAAAGCAATTATATAGTTTTACAATGACCGACTATAATTATAATATAAAATGGAAGAATAAAACTAATGACGAACGACGCGAATTAACGAAGCATTTACATACTGAAGAAGTATATAAAAAAAGATCAGAGACACTTATCGAATTTTATAAATCTCATCCCGAGTTAGTGGAAAAGAAAAGAGAACAAATGATTATATCACGAAATAAAAATAAAGAAATTCGAGATGAACAGGCAAAACTAGGCGGATTATTAGGTGCAGCAAAAGTATCTAAAAAAGTAAAGATAGAATTTGTCGATGGGACAATTAAAATATACGATAGTAAATCAGCATTCAGTAGAGAATATGGGTGCATAATAGATCGTATATTATTAAAAACAAAAGAAAATAAAACTCATCGCGGATTTAGGGGGTGGGAGATATGACAAATCAACTTTTTAAAAGAGCGATAGTTTTCAGTGACATCCATCTCGGTCTAAAGCATAATTCAGTAACACATCTCGACGATTGCATAGACTATACCCATTGGTTGATAGCTGAAGCGAAAAGTCGAGATGTCGATACCTGTATTTTTATGGGCGACTTTATGCACCATAGGAATACAATCAATGCTCAGACACTCGAATATAGCATTAAATTGCTAGGTATGTTGAATAGTTCGTTTAAGAAGACATATTTTATGGTCGGAAATCACGATTTATACTTTCGTGATAACCGTTCTGTAACATCAATGAAGTTTGCTGCACTATATCCTAATATTGTGCTCGTAGATGAACCTCTTGTTGTCGATGATGTTGCTTTTGTGCCTTGGTTAGTTAATGATGAGTGGGAAGATATTGTTAACATCAAATCAAAATATCTTTTCGGCCATTTAGAACTTCCGGGATTTAAAATGAATGCTCAAGTCGAGATGCCCGATCACGGTGGCATCAATGCAGAACATTTCAAACACCAGGATTACGTGTTCTCTGGACACTTTCACCTACGACAAACAAAAGGCAAGGTTACTTATATTGGTAATCCTTTCGGACATAATTACAGCGACGTTTGGGACTTTGAACGTGGTGCCATGTATTTAGAATGGGATAAGGAACCAGAGTTCTTAGATTATACAGGTGGACCGCGCTTTATAAGTATCAACTTAGCGGCATTACTAGCTAATCCAGATATCTATCTTAAACCTAAAACATATCTTCAAGTTACTTTAGACATCGACATAACGTACGAAGAAGCAGCTTTTTTACGTGAAACATTTATGTCTCAGTATAGCGTAAGAGAGTTTAAGCTTATTCGAAACCCCAATGATGATTTAACTAAGGAATTTACGGGTGATATTACACTAAAAACAGTGGATCAAATTGTTATCGAATGTCTAAACACGTTAGATAATGATTCAAAGTTTGAAATTAATAAATTCATCGAAATATATAATAATCTATGATAGTAATCAATTCAATAACAATTAAGAATTTCTTAAGTATCGGTAATGTTGTTCAGAGTATTAATTTTCACGGCACTGATTTAGTTTTGGTTCTGGGTGAAAATTTAGATCTAGGCGGCAACGATAATCGTAACGGAGTTGGTAAATCGGCAATTGTAAATGCATTATCTTATGGATTGTTTGGTGCGGCATTAACAAAGATCAGAAAAGATAATCTAATTAATGCCACAAACCAAAAGAATATGGTTGTTACAGTCGATTTTGAAGTGCATGGGCAAAAATATAAAATTATACGTGGTAGAAAGCCTAATATATTTAAGTTTATTAAAGATGGCACAGAACAAGATGATGGTGAAAAGACAGATGAGGCACAAGGTGAAAATTCTAATACACAAAAAGAAATAGAATTAATACTTGGCATTTCGCATGACCTTTTTAGTCACTTGGTAGCCCTTAACACATACGTAGAACCTTTCCTTGCGTTAAAAACAAATGATCAAAGAATTATAATTGAGCAGCTCTTAGGCATTACCAAACTCTCTGAAAAAGCAGACAAGCTTAAAGAAGAAGCAAGGATAACAAAAGATGAAATCAAAGAAGAGGAATTTAGAATTACGGCGGCAACGGAGGCTAATAAAAGGATTGAACAGAATATTACAGGGCTTGAGGCAAAGTCCAAGGCGTGGGATAGCGCGAAGTCGCTAAGGATAGATAAACTTCAAGCATCTATCTTAGAACTACTTAATGTTAATATCGATGATGAAATTGCTTTACACAAGTCTAAGAAAGAAGTTGAAGATTTAACTGCTGAGTATAGATCTCTTGCTAAAGAATTAAGCGGGCTCGAAAAGGATGTTACTGATTCATCTAGGACGATTGTTCGTTTAGATAAAGTTTTAGCAAGTTCTGTCGAGAAGATCTGCCCTACATGTAGCCAGGAAATGGACAAAGATACACATGCTGCGGTGCATAGCGAATATGTAGCCCAACATAGCGACGCCAAGACAAGATTAGCCGAAAAAGCAGTAAAACGGGACGAAGTAAAAACACTTGCAACAACAGTTGCATCTATGATCCCTAAGTTGCCCGAGCCCTTCTACGATACAATTGATGAAGCATGGAATCATAAGACAACACTAGATACCTTAGGTAATAGTTTAGCATCGGATTTAGATACAATTAATCCATATGTAGATCAGATCGTAGTTCTAAAACGGGACGGATTACAAGCAATTGATTTTACGGTATTGAATAATCTTGTCAATTTACGAGATCATCAAGATTTTCTATTAAAGCTATTAACAAACAAAGACTCATTTATTCGTAAGAAGATTATTGATCAAAATTTAGCATTCTTAAATCATCGTTTAGCGCATTATTTAACAGACATAGGTTTGCCACACTTAGTAAAATTCAAATCCGATCTAGAGGTAGAGATTTCTATGTATGGTAAGGAATTTGACTTTGATAACCTTTCTCGTGGCGAGCGCACACGATTAATATTATCTCTAAGTTGGAGTTTTAGAGACGTATTTGAGAATATGAATAATAAGATTAATATACTATTTGTGGACGAGCTCATCGATCAAGGGCTAGATTCAAGTGGTGTCGAAGCATCTGTTGCTATATTGAAAAAGATGTGTAGAGAAAATAATAGGAATATTTACTTAATTTCACATAGAGATGAGTTAGTTGGTCGTGTTTCGAATGTTCTAAAGGTAATTAAGGACGGTGGTTTCACAACAATAGAATCAAATGATAATATGGGAGATATATAATGACAGAAGATGAGACGTTTAATAAATTAAGAAAAGTTGAATTGAATAATATTGATGGGCGTATAAGAAAATGGTGCGAACGCACTGGTTTCAATATAAGTGATTGTCCAGATGTAGAAAATAGTCAAGAAGTTAAAGAATTCTTTGAATCAATCGGGTGGACATTAGAAGAATATAGAGAAGAATATACTCGAATCAAAAAAGCAGAATATAATGCTTTAACGCCAGATGAAAAAGCTATCGAAGATGCCATGGCAGAGTTTGATGAGCAGCAAGCTATTAAGGCATCATTAGATAGTGGAATAACGCAGGAAGATCTTGACAAATTTATAAAAGAAAATGGACCACTTACTGGAATACGCTGAAGCAAATAAGGTCTTAGAAAAGTATAGGTTGAATTCCATTAAACCCATACTGGCTGAAGATTATATAGAAATTAAAAGAATGATGCGTATTGCTCAATTTTTACCAGAAAGTGGTTGTAGGTTTATACCGGAGTTTAAGATCTTTCATAAAAGATACAGATATTGGCTACGTGTTTCAACTAAAGAAGTTCGTAAATTACAAATGGAAGTATTTAAGGAATTAAAGGTAGATCCAATGTCAGAAGATGAAAGTAAAATAGTGGCAGATGTAGTTATAAAACAAGCAATGAGGTATGGATTATGAATGAGTCTGAAGAGGAACGATGTTTCAGAATACTGAAACGACCTTCATATAATGATTTAAAACATATCTTTGAAGATTATGTCTCGATACAAACAAGAAAAACTCATTGGAAAATTTTTAGTCAAAGTGAAGATTATCCTCTTCACATTCGCGAAATGAATATTGTATATAGTTCGTGGGATAAAGTGATGATGGAAGGAATGTATTGTATAGAAAAACAACACTGGACATTATGCGAATTACTCGATGCGAGCGATCCCGATGATAGTAGTCAATTTCAACTTTGGTGGTTTATCAAGTTATTACATTATTCAACTAGATTGCCATTCTATAATAAGAATACTAATGAGTGGGAATGGAGTAAAGAAGCTGCCGAGGATTACTATTTAGTTCATAAGGAATATCCGGAAGGTAGGCTTTTAGAGGAATAAATATATGTTGTAAAGATATTTTAATGGTGTTCTTCTTGAATGATTGGCATTCTAAATGAATTTTAGTATGCTTGCGTCTTATAACAACAAGGAGACGCAATGACACCTGTAGAATTACAAAAATTAGTAGATGCTGTCAAGAATATCTTACCAGCAGTAATAAAAGAATGGAACGAAATTAAATTAATTCAGTTTGAGACATTATACGAACAATCATTTGAACAATATTTTAAAAATCTTCAAACACAAGAAAAAACAAAAAGGCTATCATCTATTTTAGATTCTATTTTTGCTAGGCATATACAGGCAATTATTCCCGAATTTAGGATTAATGAAGGCAATGGTAGAGATTATACATATGGAGTCATTGATATTGAATCGAAAATTACATTTGGAGCAGGACCAGGGTGGACTGGCAACGGATATCAGAAGACGCCGTGGCATTTATTACTAAAATTTAATCAAGATAGAAATGGTATAATAACAGGCCAATTTGCGATGATCGTAGATTTAAGTAAATGTGCCAGTAAATGGACATTGCCGGGAAAAAGTGGTAATTTTAGTGGCTTGACATTTTTAGCCGATGATGAAGATAAAATAAATATAATTGTTGGGAAAATGAGTAATAAAACAAAGAAGGGTAGAGATAATGCTACTTATCTTACACCTATAATGGAATAAAATATGAATAAAATTATAAACTGCGACTGCGTAACTGGAATGTTGGCTCTACCTGCTGGTAGTGTAGATATATGTATCACAAGTCCACCATACAACTTAAATATAGCGTATGGAACATATGAAGACAACAAGCCCAGGAAAGAATATTTAGAATGGTTAGATAATGTATTTTCAGCCGTAAAGCATTGTTTATCGGATAATGGACATTTCTTTTTAAATGTAGGTTATAGCAATATAGATCCCTGGGTTGGGATGGATGTTGGCCAGATTGCTAGAAAACATTTTATCTTACAGAATAATTTTACATGGGTTAAAAGTATATCTATCAATGATATCACAACAGGGCATTTTAAACCAATCAATTCAGAACGATTCGCAAATCCTACATGGGAACATTTATTCCATTTTACTAAAACAGGTGATGTGAAATGTGATAAACTTGCTGTAGGTGTCCCGTATATGTGGGATTGTAATATTGATAATTCTGGAAGAATTAGGGGTCGTTTAGCTAAAAAATATGGATTTAAGGATATAACAGATTTTAATAAAACTGCTACCAAAGAACAAAAGGAAACATTCGAACTTGAACTAAAATTAAAATTAGACAATAAGGCACCTAGGGCAGATAAAAGGTGTAAGGGAAATACATGGTATATTCCGTATGACACAATTGCGAATCGAGAGAAACATCGCGGATCTCATCCGGCCACATACCCAGTTGACCTTGTATCACAATGTATTAAATTTTCAGGCGTGCCGGAATCATCGGTATTACTTGACCCTTTTATGGGTTCGGGAACAGGTGCTATAGGAGCATTAGAAAATAATTTACAATTTATTGGGTTCGATATCGATGAAGATTACATTAAATTTGCTAATGACAGAATAGAAGATTACGAAAGAGATCAATTTAGTAATCTGTTTATTAAAGCCTAATGTCCTATCCTGTCGCAGAACTTCTCTGTCTAAAACATTTCGATTATTTGTGGCCATTAGCATATCCTACTAGATCTACCGAATCATATCTCGATCATCGCCAAACGGTAGCTGATGGTGCTTGGACAAATTTCGGTAGTCTGCTTGAACATGCTATTCATATCATCGGTAATATTACTAAACATAATACTATCGGTAAAGATTTTCACGATGAGTCTGATGCTAAACTTGCTTCGGTAAGGACAAGTAGTAAAGGAAAAGCTTACTCTGCTCCTATCACTAATCTACACCGTAAGCAAGGTTTAATAAGAGCAGTAGTCTATGAACGCAAACAGGATAAGTTTTATTACTTTGTCATACCATATGAAAAATATAAACATATTCCCAAAACAAGTAATATCGAAATACCGTTCAATATCGACGGCTCACCTAAGAAAGTAAATAAATGTAATGTAAATTGGTGGGATTATTCTAAAGATACATTCGAAGAAATTTGTGTAGAAGTAATAAAGGATGAATGTGAAGAAATTAAGAATTTGGGATGAATCTAATACTAATAAATGTAACGAAATATATAACGAAATCGTTTCATATGGTGCTAGATATATAAAAGCAGTAGATGCGTATCACAATAATGTTCCTTGTGGATATACATTAGTTTTTGATCCATCTAATATAAAACCCGAAGATAGAACCTATCTATCACTTACCAGGGGTTATAACTTCGGTTGAATAATATTTCACAAGATCAATGTTTGTCTGTTTAAGCCAAAAATCATCCCAACTTGTAAAATACCAACCTTTGTAATGTATAGATCTATCTGAGAGAAATCCTAAATTCTCTTGATAGACTACCCATTTATCTTTACGACTTATCTTAATTAGTATTAGATTTAAGTCTCCAACATCCTCAACATCGTGTTGCTGGGCAATCCATGCGTCAAGTATCTTTACATCTGTGGTCCATAATTGGTGAAATGGAAAATCTGCATAACTTTTGCATTCTAGATTCCAATGCTTCCACGCTTCTGGAGGATGAATATCTCCCTTCTTACCTTGTAGCTGTGCAGAATCTATTTGTGTCTTACGAAAATTATTCTTGCCACCTACAAATGCGCCAGATGAAGGTATACGAATAAATGACTCGTTATATGTAGCTGATAGAAACTTAGCTACATCTAATTCCCATGCATTACCTTTTGCTTTACTTTTCGATGGCATATTAAATCCCTTGTTATCACTATTTATCTAATGTTTATCTCCCGTTATAAATATAAGAAGCAAGGGGAATAAAGATGAGATTTCACGTATTAGGCGTTCCGCACACGGTTAGCAGTAAAGAATTTACAGCTTGTGCCTTCACACAAAAAGTAGTTAAGTTTTGTCAAATGATGTCTGACCGTGGTCATACTATCATACATTACGGTCACGAAGAGTCTGATGTTGTATGTGATGAACATGTTACGGTTCTAACATCAGATGTATGGAAACAAACATATGGTGATTACGACTGGCGTAAATCATTCTTTAAATACGATCTAAATGACTTAGCATATCAAACTTTTTTTAAGAATGCTATTAAAGAAATTGGAAAACGCAAACAACCTAAGGATTTCATATTACCTTTCTGGGGTCACGGCGTTAGACCTGTATGTGATGCTCACCCCGATCTTATAACAGTTGAACCCGGTATTGGATATCCAGCAGGGCATTGGGCTAGATATAAGATTTTTGAATCATATGCCATGCATTCTGCCTATTATGGATTAAATAGTGTATTACAGTGTAATGAAGATTGGTATGAAGTTGTAATACCTAACTACTTTGATTTAAATGATTTTACTTATACAAAGAAGAAAGATGATTACTTCTTATACATAGGTCGTGTTTATGATGGTAAAGGTGTTCATATTGCTGAACAAATTACTAGAGAAATTGGTGCAAAGTTAGTTATTGCTGGTCAAGGCAGTTTATTAGATATGGGATATAAGACTATCCCTGATCATGTTACTGAAGTAGGCCATGCTGATACAGAATTAAGACGAAAGTTAATGAGTAAGGCTCGTGCTACTTTTGTTATTTCGATGTATAACGAACCATTCGCAGGTGTGCAGATAGAATCTATGCTGTCGGGAACACCTGTTATATCTTCTGATTGGGGTGCGTTGGCTGAAAATAACATACACGGTTATACAGGATATCGTGGTAGAACATTTGAACAATTTGTATGGGCAGCTAAAAATATTGGTAATATTAAACCGGCAGATTGCAGACAATATGCGGAAAAGAATTACTCTATGGAAAGAATAGCACCTATGTATGAGGAATATTTTCAATCAGTGTTAAATATACACGGTAAGAAGGGTTGGTATGAACCTAATCCTGGAAGAAAGAATTTAGATTGGTTAAAGAAGGAATTCCCACATGCATAACGATTTAGAATTTGAACAGGGATTCTGGGGCGATTGCTGTAATACATTTGGCGAAGATCAGAAACATTTTATCTACGGTAATCTAATGGGATTAGTGGGTAATTATTTTTCTTATGATGCAGAGAATAAAAGAATACTCGATATCGGCGGTGGGCCTACTTCTATGCTATTAAAGACATATAATCTTGTCGAAGGTAAGGTTTGTGATCCTATAAATTATCCTCAATGGACTAAAGATAGATATAAGAGCAAAAATATTTCAGTCCAAGTAGTGGGCGGCGAGGATGTTAAAGAAACTGGTTGGGATGAAGTGTGGATTTACAATGTTATGCAACATTCAGAAAATCCTAAGAAGATTATTCAGAATGCCAAGCGTGCCGCTAAGGTACTACGAATATTTGAATGGATCGATATACCAGCACACGAAGGGCATCCACATATGCTAACGCAGCAGAATTTAGAAAAGTGGATTGGACAAGCAGGTAAAGTAACAGAATTAACAGGACAAAACGGATGCTATGGAAAATGTTTCTATGGAAATTTTGTCTTATAAAGGAGAACTATGGAATATACACAAGCATTTGAAAAGGCTATAAATCACGCAATGTTATACGAAGTCGGTAGCTTCTGGAATCTCGATACACCGGGTGCAGAAGATGGTACTAATGCTCGGGCCTGCGGATATACAAACGACCCCCATGATCATGGTGGAGAAACAAAGTACGGAATTGCTAAAAATGCTAATCCCGATCTAGATATTACACATATGGATTGGAGTACAGCCAAGGCAGTTTATTTTAGTCATTATTGGTTAAACGCTAAATGTGATAAGATGGATGGCCGCCTTGCGATATTACAATTTGATGGTGCAATACAACACGGGCCTGGTACAGCTTCTAAATTTATTCAACGTGCTATAGAAGTAGAAGATGATGGTGCAATCGGCCCCATAACACTTGCTAGCCTAGCTGATCAAGATGCTACTGAAATATGTAACTCAGTCTGCGATCAGCGTGTAAAATATTATAACGAAATTGTTGCTGAGGATCCTACTCAACAGAAATTCTTAGATGGCTGGTTACGCAGAGTGAAAGAAATGCGTGCATTTGTTACTAGCCCAGCACGAAGTTTTTAGCATATCAATATTGTTGCACTACTGAGATCAGCAACGATAAAGTAGTGCAACAGTAAAAAAATCTGTTCAAGCAAAATTATATAGATAGCAGGACTGACGCGCCCTGTGAACGTATTAAGAACTCCAGCGTATAGGTTTTATAAATCAAAACTACACAAGCACAATAAAACCCAAATCTTTTCAAAATCAAAAATCAACGTTAGAAAATCATAGTTAAGGTTAGCGAGCCAAGTTAATTTCTCGCCGGCGTGTCGTTCAGAATAGGGCGCAACAGCCAAGCCCGTTGGATATGCAATGGCAAAATCATATGAAAGCGGCCGAGTCGTGAGTAAGATGATTGAGTTTAAGTTTGTGGGAGGCACGTGAAACGGGTATGCCCTCCCAGATGCGTAATCATTGGTTATAAGTGGTTGCAATGCGTCGAGTCCTAGAGACCCCTTCAGAAACGCTGTAAGAAGCGGTAGTTGACATAATCAATCCAACACTACAAAATATTTCAATATAACAGTCTGCGAAACCGTCAGGTATTCCAGTATCCAGGTTTTGGATACCCTTGGTCTGACTCCTCCGTCAGTTATATTGCTTTATCTACATTATGTCTCTATAATACACGTGAGTTCGAGCAATAGATTAAATACAGACGCGACAGCGGATGGTATTTAATCTATTGCTGATACGGCACGAAGTGATGGATCATTAATAACAAAGGAAATATATGATACCTATAGATCTTGATGAGGCACGTAGAGCACTCTTTGAGAAGAAGATTAATATGTGGGAAATGACTCTCTTAGAGGGAGTGCATAAACAAGATGATATTTCTGAAAAGCAATATAATATATTATGCGTATTAGCAGAACAGATGCTACCGTATAAACTTATAAGACAATCCGGTAATTCTGCAAATAATGGGTGTCCTGTGGACCCATATTTTAAGCAACAATATTATTCTGATGAGTACTAAATAGATAACGTATTCGTTTCGCGAATGACTTGGTCTGTAAGACCACTTAAGGTTATATCAGTTTTCTTATATATGCGCTTTGTGAGCTTAATAATATCAGGACTGACATTAATACTAAGTTCTGAATATGGACGTAGGCGTATTGACATAATATCGTTGCCAATAGATTCTGCTGTAATGACTCCTGTGAATTTCTGAAAATGCATAGATACAAATGCATTGACACGTAATTCGATATTTCCCATGAACTCTTGAATTTCTACACGAGTTCTCTTATCTATATGTCTTGTTAACTTAATCTCACCCTTGGTGATATATACTTCCGTAAGTATATGATCACCTTCTGGTTTATTAATATAGATATGTGAAGTTTCATATATAATATTTCTATTTGAATTAAAATACATATTCACTTCTTTATCTTGCAAAGTGTCTGTCTCGTAAGGACTCCACTTGATGTTTTGAGCATCAAGTAATCGTGATAGGTCGTATACCCATCGATGTTTAGGATAACGCTCCCAACACTCGATATCATCTACCGGGATATCAAGTTCTAGCGTGTCTGTCTTTTTTTGCATATATTTTCCTTACATATATTCCTTACCACCGGGGTTCTGCTCTTTCAATCTCTTATTGAGAACTTTAATTGTAATCTCCCTATCTTGAAAGCTCATACCCCATGCTGAATTCCATTCAATCCCGCCCTTCATAAAGTAGCATATATCAGCTATTTGTTCTCTTAGTAATAATGATTCTTTAGCATATGATTGAATTAGGTCACCTAATTGTTCAGCAGGTAGAAAAATTAAGGACCTTATGAAAAATTTACTGGATTAAAATCAATCTCGCTTTCCCATTCGTGATTACATTTTTCACAATGAGGAGTAAATGTTCTTTTAATACCAATCTGATTTATTTCTTTAATTAAATCACTAATCTTGTCGCTACTCTTCTTATCAATGTTTTGTAAGAATTCTTTAATATCATTCTTATCTGACACATTAATTTTCTTACTTTCATCAACAACTTTTAATACAGAATTAACCATTAGTTCGTATGTAATAACAGATAGTTCTTTAAATGCTGTAGCAAAAAGTTTTAGTCTAGCATCTTCTGTGATATTCTCACTTTCGATAGCGCGTGTTAGTTTGCTTTGTTCAAACTGGGCATGTAGGCCTTTGAGTAATTCTGGAAAACCATAAGGTTTAACAAATATACTTAATCCATTATCCATATTAACAACATACTCTGTATCTAAGAAAGACATATTATCTATAGAATATTGCAAGTCTAGTGGATATAGATTCTTATGACTACATTCAGGGCAGGTTAATTCTGTCTCAAGTGCATCATTATATGTAGCAAATCTAATAGCTGTGATAATCGCATCGATATCATTTGTTAGTAATATCCGCGGATCACTTACCGCCGGCGTGCAGCTTCTAATAACTTCTAGCAATGCTTCACCGTTTAATAGAGCATCTGGATTCTTTAAGATAAGTTCATCTTTGCCAGTCATGGGCATAATTCCTACTTCTCCATTATCTGAAAAAGTTATAGCACCAGGCGCATAATATGATGTTCCGCTAGGTAGTTTTAGAAATAACTTAAATTGTCTGAAGTACCCCTTCAGCGGGTTTTGGCGAATTTCTTGTTTCATAATTTCCTCTTTAAAATATTTGATAAATAGTATCGAACATTGTTTATCTTATTTATCACGGGACTTAATCAAAGAAACATATGGCTGATAATTCTGTCTTTATAACTGGCATCGCAAAAGGTGCGCTCACTGAAGAAATTGAGAGTTTACCGCCGTGGGCAACGGAAAATACCGCGGTAACAGTTAAAGGAATACTTGCTCAAAGCTTATCTGTACAGAAACAGGCTCTTGCTCAACTCATTAAAACTGCCGCTGCCGGAGGCTCTGGTTTAACTCCAAAAGAAGTTAATGATGTTAAGGATGCGTTTGAAGACTGGGCCAAAGACTTAAAAGATGAGAATGTCAAGGAAAAGAAGCGTAATAAAGAGAAAGAGCTTGAAGATAAGAAAGAAAAGAAACGTCGATTAGAAAATGCAGAAGTATTTGGTAAAAGAATCTCTTTCGATCTTAGTCTTGCTGGCGCCGCAAAGCTTATCGGTGATACATTTGTTGAAAATAAGAAGACATTTGATGAGTTAACTGCTGCTGGTGTAAATGTTATAAGTGGTATGGGCGCAACCAAAGATGGTTTTCAATCATTGCGTCAACTTACAGCAGAAACTGGTGTTAGGTTTACAGAACTTGCTGCCGCAATGACAACATATTCTAATGCGGTAAATTCCTTTGGTGTTGGAAGATTTGCTAAAACTGTAGGTATGGCAAGTTCTAATTTAACACAATTTGGATTCTCTGCTAAAGAAAGTGCAGAATTATTAGGACAGTATCTAAGCATACAACAACAGACTTCAGATGTCAGCCATAAGACAGCCGAAGAAACAAATGATGGTCTACAGAAATTTGGTAAGAATGTATTTAGATTATCGATGGCAACAGGCCAGTCACGCGAAACAATCATAAAGCAGACAACAGCACTTGCTGAAATGACAGAAGCAAATATATATGCTGGGCAGGTCGGCACACAAGCAGCAGAAGGAATGACTACCTTTTTAGGATCATTCAAGAATCAAAACATCGCTCAACAGATATTAAACTTAATGTCTAGTCCTATTAAACAACTAAATGATACATTTATGAATCTTCAGAAAGTAGGTATGGGTGGTTTTGCTCAACAATTTACAGCCTTCACTAAAACACTCGAAGGTATGCCAGCAGAAGAACAAGCGCAGAAATTAAAAGCATACGTTGAAGCACACAAAGGTGAATTTGCACAGCAGAAGCAACGATTAGCATTACTAAAGCAGGCAGGTGTTGCTGAGGCAGGTGCAGCATTAGATTTCATTGTAGGATTAGAAAAACAAGCCAACGCTATTAAACCTCTTAAAGAAGAAGAGATTAAGCGACTACAAGCGAGCAATGCTGCAAGTAAAGGTCTTACAAATGCATGGGAAAAATTCATATCGTTGCTACAAAGAGCATTTGGCCCTACTGCTACAATGATGAATATATTAACCGGCGCATTAACCCTATTGATTAAACCAATTGAGTGGGTTATAAACGGATTAGATTGGTTAGGTGAAAAGATAGGTGGAGTATTAAGTGCTTTCGGACTTGCTGATAGCTTTGATTTAACAGCTTGGATCGGTGTAGGCATTATTGGTGCGGCATTATTACCAGTCTTTAAAGGATTACTAGGTGGTTTAAGTGGTTTAAAAAATGGATTTAAAAACCTTGCTGCTCGAGTTGTGG